GGCCGTTGAGCGGCCTTTCGCGCGAGCCATCGTCGACCCGACGACCGGTCGGCCCTACCGTCCGTCCATCGACGTCGCCCCGACGGATGACGGGTGGGCGCTCGCCTCAACCCTCCCCGGCGTGGTCCATCAGGACGTGCAGCGCGTCCGCTGGCCGTGGTTCGCGCTGATCAAGCCGGACGCCGTCCTGGTCGAGCGGCGCGGGGGCGCGCTCTGGACCATCGACACGAAGTCGGCGGCCGACACCGGAAAGTTCGCCAAGCGGTTCGCGCTCGATCCGCAGCTCCCGCTCTACAGCTGGGTGCTGTCGGCGCACCTGTCGGCGCTCGGAGCCAGCCGGATCGGCGGGGTCGCCTACGACGTGGTGAGCTCCGCGCTCCAACGCGATCCCGACGAACTGAAGCCGGAGATCCCGGCCGTCGCTGACATGAAGGCGATGGCGGCCGAGCGCGGGATCGACGTCAAGGGGCTGTTGAAGGACGATCTCGTTCGCGTCCTGGGGATCAACCCTAAACCGAAGCTATCCCTGAAGCGGGCGATCACCCCGACGTGGCGCTTCCGGGCGGCGATGGAGCGCCTCGGGATCTCCGGCATGGAGTACGAGGACCACCTGATGGACTTGGAGGCGACGGTAGACCGTCGGCTCTATCGCCGCGACTGGCACGTCTACTCGGACGAATCGATGGACCGGGTGAAGGCCGAGACGTTCGCCCGGTGTCGGCGGTCCTACGAGATGCACAAGCGGGCGGTGTTGGTCCAGCAGGGCAACGCCGACCTGCACGTCGAGTTCCCGCGGACGCCGGTCTGCCTGTCGCCGGGCAAGTCGTGCGCGCTCGAGGCGGCCTGCACGATGGGTCAGGACGCGCCGGGGTTCCGCCGGGTGCCGGTGCTGGTGTGGCGCGAGACGGCTCCGGCCGTGTCGGCGGCTACAGCGGATCACGCTGACGACGTCGCCGACGATGGCGACGGGCTTGGCTGGTAGGAGACACGCCGATGAGCACCGAAGGAACCGAGAATCCGACCACCGCGACCGCGACCGCCGAACCGCAGAAGTCGGCGGGTGCCGTCCGTCGACGCCCCGCGACCGGAGCGACGACCGCGACGACGACCACGCCGGCGGGTGACGTCGAGAAGACCGACGCGCCGAAGGCCGACGCGACGAAGACCGACGCACCGAAGACGGAAACCTCGCCGGGAGAGACGCCCGCCGACGAGCCGACCGCCGACACCGAAGCGGAGGATGACGACCTGTTCGCGGCCTTCGGCGCCCGGTCGGTGGCCGGTGGCGGCATCGACCGCACGAAGATCCGGCGCAAGCTGTTGATCCACGGCGAGAGCGGGGCCGGTAAGAGCCACCTGCTCGCGACCTGCGACGCGCGGCCGCTGATCATCAGCCTGGAGCCTCAGGGCGTGGATACGCTGGCGGCGGCCAACCCCCGGGCGTTGATCGTCGACTGCGTGAAGCTGTCCAAGGAGGACGGCGCGATGCAGGCGAAGATCAAGGCGAAGGGACAGCCGGTCACCCCGCTCGCGATCCTCCGGCACATGCTGGGCGAGCTCGTGAGCAACGCCCCGGCCTGGCACAAGAAGGGCGTGACCAGGGTCGGCTTCGATTCGCTCCACATCATCCAGCAGATGTTCGCCGCGGAGATCGTCTCCGAGACGAACAAGAGCCGGAAGGCGGACGGCAAGGAGAGCCTGGACCAGCTCGCCAAGGACGGCTGGGGCGTCCTCGGCACGAAGATGCAGAACTTCTGCGACACGCTCCGCGCGCTCGACTTCGACGTGCTCGTGGTGGCGATCTCCAAGCAGAAGGAGACGGGGCCGAAGTACGCCGGCCTCCAGGGCGCGTTCTCCGACCAGGTCAACGGGTACTTCAACGCGGTCGGGTACATCTACAAGCAGCAGATCCCCGGAAAGACGCTGGACGAGGTCGAGCGCCTCGTGTGCTGGGACGCCGACAGCGAGAAGCTGGTGGTCAAGAGCCACGGCGGCCTGAAGGGGATCACGTCTCCGGACGCGGCCGAGTGGTTCACCGCCATGAGCACCGACGCCGAGATGGTCCTGAAGAACGCCCGGCTCCCGAAAGAGCTTCGCCGCAAGCCTGTCGCGGGCGCCTGAGCGGCTACAGTCTCCCCGCCGGGGCGGATGCGCCTCCTCCCCGGCCTAACCGATGGCGCGAAACACCGAAGAAACCGAGGGCGACATGTCATTCATCGTGAATGCGGGTGAGCGTAAGAAGGAAGCCGAGGCGCATGGCTTCGACGTCGAGACGGGCGAGACGACCCGCAAGGTCATGGACAACCTGCGGGCCAACTACACGGTGGCCGTCGTGGGTCTGAGCCGGCGGACGTCAGCCAAGGGCACCAACATGCTCGGGATCCGGTTCGTCTGCGTTGACGCGCGGGATCGCGTGTCGGGCGACGTGCTCAAGGACCAGATCGGGCGCGTCCTCGATCGCGAGTACGCGATCACGGAGTCGGCGATCGGGTTCCTGTCCGATCTCATCGTCGCCTGCGGGTACGATGGGAACTACGACCCGATGGACAACGAGCGGCTCAACGACATCTTCGCCGGCGCGCCGAGCGGCCTCGTGCGGTTCCGGCTCAAGGAGCGGGAGTACACGAAGAAGGACGGGTCGAAGGGGAAGGCGTTCGAGCCGTCCACCTACTTCAAGTTTCCGACCGGCGTCGACACCCCGGACGGGGCCGACGAGTTGATCAACGTCGCGATCGACGACTTCAACAAGTACCTCGAAAACCTGGAGAAGAACCCGCGCCGGTCGGCTGGCGGTGGCGGCGCTTCGGGCGGTGGTGGTGGCTCGGTCGACGACAACTCGGACCTTCCCTTTTAGTTCACGTCTGGCTTGGGGCGACCTGATGCGAGTCCTCGGGATCGATCCCGGCCATGATGGGGCCGCCGCGCTGCTCGATGCAGCCGGCGGCCTCTCTGCGTTGTGGTCCTGGCGCCGCGTGCAGCGGAACGGCCTCACCGCGTACACGCTCGTGTGCGTGGCGCTGGTCGATGGGGAGTGGCGGACGTCCACCTGGACGGTGCCGACCCTGGGGCGCGTCGGGGCGAAGCTCGGCGAGTGGATGCCGGCCGAGGCGACGGTGATCGCGCACGAACTGCCCTTCGTCGGGAAGTCGGTATCGGCGGCGCTGTCGGTCGCGTTCTCCTCCGGCGAGGTGATCGGTCCCATCCGCGCGCTCGCCAGCTTCCGCGAGGTCGAGGGCGTGAAGCCCACCGAGTGGCGGTCGGCGCTGGGCGTCGCAGGCGGCAAGCGGGCCGACGCGAAGGCGCAGGCCGAGGTCATCGCCTGGACGGTCCCCGGCCTCTCCGACGCGCTCGCCGTGCTGGCCCAGGCCGGCGGCTACACGGCGGACGAACCGCACGCGGCCGAAGCGGCTGGCGTCGCGCGGTGGAGGTGGCTGTGGCTCGGAAAAGAGCGACCGCGTCCGAAGCGGACATCGAAGCGGTCTACAACGACTGGCGCCGTCGCCAGAAGGTCCCGGCCCTCTGTCGGCTCTCCGAAGAGCGGAAGAGGAAGATCGGGCAGGCCATCGGCTCTCGGGGACGGGTCGACCTCGTCGTGATGTTCGAGTGGGTGTGGTCGTCCGACGACGAGGGCGCCCGGTTCCTGCGAGGCGATCATCCCCGGTCCCGTCCCGAGGGCTGGCTTGATCTCGACAACCTGCTGGTCGCCAGCAAGCTCGACGCGCGCTGCGAGGCGGCGGCGCTCTGGTTCAGCCGAGAGCGGATCGCGCCGCTCCTGTCGGGCGGCTTCGACGCGGCCTGCGCAGCGCTGTCGTGGCCGGCCGACGACCTGATGCCGCTGTGGAGCCTTGCCGCGGCGAGCGAGCCCGCAGAGCGGTCCCTGGCCGACGTCGTGGCGCGGCTCCGCGGCGCTCCGTTGAGCGGCATGGCGATCCGCCGGCGGCCCGTCGCGGGTGGTGAGGCTTGAACTGGATCGACGTGTTCAAGCGAGACAACTCGGCCGCCTCTGTCGCCGACCGGATCGGGATGTCCGGCCGGATGGGCGGGTCGTACACGCCGTGCCCCGCCTGTCGGGCGGACAAGCGGAGCGAAGGAGATCGCCGTGGGCCGGTCGGGCTGACGGGAGATCGGCGCGCCTGGACGTGCCACCGGTGCGGCGCCAAGGGTGACGGCCTGGACATGCTCGCCTACAACCGGCTCGGTCGGGGCTGTTCGGGCCTGTCGTCCTCCGATTGGGACGCGCTGCGGGAAGCGGCCGTCGGCTTCGGGCTCCTGGAGGTCGACGCGGCCGCTCCCGACCGCAAGCCGGCGCACAATGTTCAGAGCGTAGGGTCGGCCATCCAGAGCATGATGGGCGGAGGTCGAAGGAAGATCGCGATGGGCGGCACCGCCAAGGCGGACCCCGCGACCTCGCCGGAGGAGGACGCCCCACCGTCCGGCGGGATGTTCGGCTGGGGTGAGGACGTCGCCGAGCGGTGCGAGCGCGCTCTGTGGGCGGACACCCCAGAGGCCGGCATCGCCCGCGACTACCTGATGAAGGTCAGGAAGCTGGCGGAGGCGTCGATCCGCGCCTTCGGGCTCGGCCTGTACGTCGACGCCGACGGCCGGCCGGTCACCAACGCGCAGGGGCACGACGGCCGGCCCTGGCTGACGATCCCGTTGGTCGACGACCACGAGCGGTGCGTGAACGTCCGATACCGGACGATCCCGGTGGTGGGGACGTGCGCGCACTGCTCCGACCCGCTCGGCTGCAAGAAGTGCAAGTCGTACCGAGTGACCAAGGGCCGGCCGCTCCCGCTGTTCGGCGTCGACAAGCTGCCGAACGACCTCGGCACCTGGATCATGATCACCGAGGGCGAACTGGACGTGGTGGCGCTCCACTCCTACGGCTTCACGGCCGGCGTCGTCTCCGGCTCGGCCGGGGCCGGCACCTGGGACGACAAGTGGCTGGACGCCCTGGAACCCTACGCCGGCTTCGTCGGGATGTACGACGCGGACGACGCGGGAGAGAAGGGCTGGACGAGCCTCGTGGAGAAGCTCGGCCGGTACCGGTGCGCGCGCGCCGAGCTCCCCGAGAAGGACGCCAACGCCTGCCTCGTCGCGGACGTGAGCCGGCGGGTGATGGACCGGGTGATCGACGGGGCGAAGTCCAGCGTCGGCGTCGATTTGATGAAGGCCACCGAGTACGTCGACGAGCTGGAGATGCTGATCTCCAACCCGTCGAAGGTCCGCGGCCTCAGCACCGGGTCTCAGCTGCTCGACTCGGCTTGGGGCGGCGTCCGGCCGGGCGTGATCGTCGTGTCCGGCGAGAGCGGCCAGGGGAAGACGACGTGGGCGACCTGGCTGCTGGACACCCTCTCCCGGCGAGGTGTCCCGACCCTGCTGACCAGCTTCGAGCAGAGGCCGATCGGCACCGTCCAGAAGCTGTTGAGGCTCGAGCTCGGACGCAAGCACCCCGACAAGTGCGCCGCGCTCCAAGGCGACTTCACCAAGCTCACCCCGGACGAGCGCCGGGAGATGATCGAGAAGATCGGCGAGCGGCCGCTCTACATCCTCAACCACTACGGGCACCTGACGCCGACGCAGACCATCGAGTCGCTGAGGTACGCGGCCCGGCGGTACGGCGTCCGGGTGGCGATGGTCGACCATCTCGGCTTCCTCGTCGACCCCGACGCGCAGGACGAGCGGCGCGCCACCGACGCGGTGATCCGGGCCATGACCCTCACCGCCAAGGAGCTCGACATCACGATCTTCCTCATCGCCCACCCGAGCAACATCCCGCGGGAGACGGTCCACGGGAAGCCCCGGCGGATCACCGCCCGCGACCTGAAGGGCTCGTCGGCCATCCGACAGGACGCCGACGACGTGATCATCATCGAAGCTCTCCCGCTGGAGAAGGAGAGCAAGGCCAACGCGCGGACGTGGCCGGCGACGGCCGTCCACTTCGATAAGGTCCGCTCTGAGTTCGGTACGTCAGGTGCAACCGTCGTCATGGCGTTTGACCCGGCGGCCACCCTGTACGCTGACTCCTGGGACGATACGCCGAGCGGACAGGACGGCAAGTTGTCTCCCCACTACACCAAGAATCCTGTCTGATCCCGAGGTGAACCCATGAGTATCCCTGACTTCCGCGCCCTCGACGGTTCGACCGCCGACGGCAAGATCCAGAGCGTCGCCTTCAAATCGGACGGCGGCACCGAAGAGACGTTGCTTTACACCGTGAAGATGGTGTTCCCGATCACCACGCCGGCCGACGCCGCCCGCCTCGCGCCCATCCTCCCCGGCGCGGTCCAGATCTTCGACCGCGTCCAGATGGCCAGCGAAGACGACGTGGAGAAGTTCGCGCAGGCCGTCCGCACGCCGAGCCTCAACGCCTGCCGGGTCGCGCTGACCACCACCAACGGCGCGGACGAGATCATCGCGGGCGCCGCGCAGATCAAGTCGATCTCGCTCCGTGCCTCCCGCAAGGAGGTCGCGGCCGTCGTTGACGTCGAGTGGGGCGGCCAGACGGCTCAACGCGCGGCCGATCTCGCTCGCAACCACCGGAAGGTGGTGTCGTTCAGCTTCGGGATGGCGCAGGGCGTCCTCCCGTTCCCGCGCGCCGTTGCCGAGGACCACGAGCAGGTGGCCTACGACATCGGCGACGTCGTGTGCGCGAAGGCGACGTTCGGAGAGTTCTGGGGCCGGCTGGTCGACAGCGTCGGCACCGACGGCAAGGTGACCGACATCATCGTCGAGGACCTCGACGGCCGGTCCTTCGAGGTGAAGCCCTTCGACCTCGTCAGCGCGATGCCGGTCCAGCCGGCCGACAAGGCGCCGACGTCGGCGGGCATCAAGGCCTACATCAAGCAGTGCCGCTCTCACGACATCACGCCTTCGTGGAAGTGGCTGGTGCTCGGCCTCGCGGACGCGAACGAGTCCCCCGAGCAGGACGGGGCCGGCAACGCGGTAGAGCAGATCACCGACGCGGTCGTGCAGGCCGCCATCGCGCTGCAGCTCGAGGAGAGCGCCGGCGAGGCCGAGACG